CTGATTCTCACCCTCAATGGTGAAATTACTCATCATGACGTTTTCAAGATAATTCGTCAGTGTGCCAACAAAACGAATAGCCGTGTTTTGTTTATAGGGAAGCAGTACCGATTTATCCCCCTCACCAACGATGGAAACATTGCTGCGCGGGATGATAAAAGTAGACTGCGGATAATGGGCTGCTGGTAAATACACGACACCACCACCCTGTCCGCTTAGCCAGTTAATGGCTCTCTGGATGGCGTATACTGCATTCTCTCCAGTTTTAGCATTAAACCCACACTCACGAACATCAAGAACCAGGCGATGTTTAATCAGAGCCTGGATTTTTCCTTCGTGCCCGTTCAGCATGTCCTGAATTGAACAAGGAAGCCCCGGAACGTGTAATCCTCCGAAATCATCTACTGAACCATAGGCAGCATTTTCAGCATCACTGAGCCGAAGGATTGCCGGAGCACGATTTTTTTTAACAGGTGCGATAGCCTCCTGGAGAGTACCAGGTACATCGGGGATGTTCACCCCGCCAAAATCATCATGAACCTCTACCGGGCTGGCGTCAGCGTCAAGAGTGATCACGATATTTCCGTTGGTTGTTGAGGTGTTTATCACCCTGTCAACGTACCCCTGAGATGGCATTACTCTTCCCGTCGCTGACAGCGCACCGCTATTGTTGATAACCTCAATAGCAAGCGCACTATCATCAGGGCTGCGGTAATACGTTGTGCTCCCTTCTGGAATGTTCGCAATATCTGCCTGAGCATCTGCCAGTGTCATGTATTGCTTGCTCAGAGGGATCAGGTTTTGGCGGGCTTCATCAATAGCAGCGTCGGTAGCAGCTGCCATTTTTTTAGTAGCCCCAATCATCGTATCCTGGGCGTTACCAAAACGATCTATAAAAGTATCGCTTTCGCTGTTCAGGAAATCATCGTACGCCAGGGCGTTATCATTCAGATCCTTCATGCTATTTGAAGGTCTTGGATTGCCGGTATTATATCTTTTGTCCATACCTGTTCCTGTCTTCATCTTTTCAATGAAGCAATTAAGATTGACGCCCCGCCCCTTCAGGGCTAACATCGCCTTACGTGTTTAAACGGTTAAATAAGAGAATGATTTTAATAAATAAATACACCCCTCCAGCGCAGGAAGATTTAGCCAGACTGAAATCCGCACTAAATTACTCCGGAAACCAAATGGCAGGGCTCGCAGGTGTAGCCAGCGATAGCCAATGGCGGAAATACACTGGCGGAGAGAGCCCCAGGGTAATGTCAAAACACATACTGTTTTATATTGCAGCTCAGCTTGTTCTGTCTGATGAGCAACTTAACAATGTAATAAATAAAATGCGCGATATTGGCGCAAACGTTAAGTAAGGGATATTTCAAATGGATATTCAGTATAAATTATCGGCGTTAAGATTTATAACAAACTCGTATGTTGACATTTTAGGAAGGCAGGCAGACAAAGACGGCGCGCTTAACTACCTGCATCTGTTCGAAACAGAAACTTTCGCCAATGCTTCACGACTGGTAACCAAGTCATTTATTAACTCAGATGAGTTTAAAAACAAAAACCAATCCCATCAAGGAAGTTTATTTATCCATGGCACTGATTTAATTAATGGTAAGGAGGTAAAAAACATCATCCCATTAGGAAGTCATTGTCTGGCTGCTAGCATCCTAAAAAAATATAATTTAAAAAAACATTCATACCCATTTGACTGGATATTCTCAAGCCCTGGTGTTGTATACGAATGTTTATGTGACGATTTTAAAACACTCATGGATAAACAACACCATATATCCATTACAGGAAATAGGATTAACAATAGCCCTGAGCAAGGTGCAACCCATAAATACTTTGAATCCAAATATGGAACAAAGGAATTTTTCACACACAGAGATATCACATTAAAGGAAAACTACGAATATTACGAGCGAACTATTAACAGATTTTTGAATGTTTTATCTTCTGATGATGGAAAAGTTTTTATCATAATCAGTAGAGGGCAGCATGACCTAACATCTAATTTCGATAAAATTAGTACAAAACTTAATGAGAAAACCAAAAACTTCCATTTAATTGCCGTCCAATTGGTTCACACGAGAACGGAATCATTTCCGCTCTCGTTAAAAGTATTAAAAAGCAAACCAAACTCAACTCTTTATGAGTTTTCATCCGAATCAGTTGAAGAGTTCAGAGGAAGTTATCCTTCAGTAACAGATGAAATGATTGTCCTTTCATTGTTGAGTAAATTTAAGTTTTCCCTCTGAGCGCAGTAAATGTTTGCAAGCTAATGTTATTATGATATTTCTTCAATAATAACTAAACCGTCACTTCCTGCTCCAGATGCTTGAGGGGTTGAGTCATAACTAGCACCAGCCCCTCCGCCTCCCGGATATCCACCAGCGTCACCTGCTGTGCCTACATGAGGCAATCCACCAAAAGAAGAGTGTGCGGCTCCGCCAACACCACCAAGGTTATTGCCACTTCCCCCTTGTCCGCCTTGCCCCGAAACCGAAATAATTAGCCCAACAGATGGGGAGCTTCCAATCCCACCTTTCGGGTTACCTATAGAACCGCCACCTCCGCCAGTTGCCAGTAAACTTAAAGCTGAGAAGGACGATTCACCTCCACCAACCCCATCACTTCCATTGCCAGCAGCGACAGGAGCGCCTCCTTTACCTACGACGATAGGAAACGATGCTCCGACAGGTAATTGATAAATACCCTCTACATATCCACCGCCAGCACCGGAGGTCGCCCCTCCCTGGGCTGCGATACCTCTTCCACTTCCACCGGCTCCCCAAATTTTAACCCGCACTCTTTTCGTGCCTTTAGTTGGAGTGTAAGTCCCTGACTTCGTAAAGGTGACAATATTAAGCAGGCGACCGCCACCAATTGCTTTATGAACCTGTGAATCATCATCAGGATCAAGCTCAAGCCCCGCGCCCTCAACAACGTTTACCAGCTCACGCTGAAAGGTATTCATCATCTCAGCATTAATTATTGTCGGTGAAATACCATTAGCGACATTACCATTAGTGTATTCACCATTAGCATCAGCGGTGTCAGTTGTACTGCCAACTTTTCTCATATAAACCTTCTTTTTAAATGTCTGAATTAAACGTAACCTGAAGCGATATCAAATATTCTGGCAAACTCAGGCGTGACTTCGTAAACCCCTTCATCGTTAAAACCGAAATAGATATAGCCAAATTTGACCAGGGTGTATGAGGGGGCAAGGGCATTTATCCGGCACTCAAGCTGACGATTACCCCAGGAGCGTAATGGATCGCCACAATAACTCAGACCTGCACGGGCATAAGTTATCGTTGTGTCTTCCGCCTCTACCAGCCAGACAAATGGCCAGTCATCCCCATTTAGCCCGTCACCACATACCGATAAGCCAGCACGCGCCTGCCGGTATTCCTTAATCGAAATTGTATAACCCATTGCTGCGGCAATACTGATGAAATAGCTCTTTGACTGCCCACCGGTACTGATGAGCTTCGAGACAATGGCAGACTGACGCTTCGCAATCGTATCCACTTCGCCAATCGAGCAATCATCAGGTAAGCCGAGTGTTTTTTCCCACTCGGTGAGCATAATCGTCGCAGTTTTTGGAAAGGCACCGCGCAGCAATGCAAGTGCGTCGTTATCACTACGCTGGAAACTGGCCGCAATGGCCCGCAGTACAGCGGCCTGAACGGCTTTTGGATCCCGTGTCCACGCTCGGCCGGTGGGGATAAGCGCCTGCAGTGCCTTCTGATAATCGTCTGTTGAGAAAAGGCTCATGTGTAGTTCACCTCGCCACGAACAGCCAGCTCCCCAACTCCCGGCTCAATATTCGCAGAAGGCGACACAAGGATATAACCTGAAGTACCGGCAACATCCCCTATCGCGCGGTTGAGATCTGAAAGGTAAATTTTCCCTGTGCCGAGCGGGTTAGCAGATTCAAACAATACCCCGTCAATCGCATCAGCAATGGCTGCGGTCGTTGCTCTGTCGGCATCAGATATCCCGCTTATTTCAAAATCGATAACGCGTTCGATGGGAGAGCAGACATAGTTAAGGGAGGTAACCGGCGCAAGCGGATACATATAATCGGCAACTTTCCCCTGATCCCCGGTGGCTTTTACAGCCCCCCACTCTTCCAGTTGAGAAACACCGTCAGTTCCTACAGGGAATCCATGATTGGTTTTATCATCGCCGTCGCACATGATGTAAATCACCACGGTACCCGGCCCCATCCCCCGACGCCGTATCCATGCCCTGGTAATCCCCGACACGGATAAAGCCCAGCTTTTATAATCAGTGTCACTCCCGCCCTGCGGGGGATTCTGATACGCCAGCAGACCACGTAATCGGAAATCCTCTTCACTTTCAATGTTGGCGCCGCCGGTGGCGGGCTCAATCAGCGTGACCGAACTGTCTATGCCGGGAGCATTAGCATCCAGTGTAAGAATGGTGCCAGCATCGGCATTTCCGGAAGCGCCTCCTCCTGTCACATCGTCTGTGATATCCGGCAAAACCGCTGTTACGGCGACCGTCGCACTGCCAGTGGTGTTTATCGTTATGGCGTCATCGGTTATGTACTGGTAACCATCATTACGGTTTAACACGGCCCCTTTTGACAGTGTTTTTCCCGGTGTTCCGGTAATGGTCGCCGCCGGAGAGCGTGCTGCCGTTGCGGCTTTTCGGTAAATCTGCTTTAGCGCCATCCATCCGGCAAGCCACTCATCGGTAGAGGTGAAAGGCGTGCTCTGACGGGCAATATAATCCAGGTAGGCGTAGTGCAGATGGGCCATGCCCGCATCCATATCAGCGAGCACCTTAAGGTTGCCAAACCGTAACAGCGCGCCAACACTTTCAAGCTCTGCCTGCATAAACTGGCGATTCTCCTGCCGGAGCTCGCTCAGTGTTTTCCGCTTAAATGGCATTATTCAGTTGCTCCCATAGCCAGAAGAATTTGAACTCTTGCCAGTCCCCCGCCGGCGGCAAATACCGGATGATGAGGTTCAGCCTGTTCGGGAAAACAATCTCTGACTGAGCCTCTATCGCTGCTGCAATACCATCCGACTTCATCCAGGCCAGAGCCTCTTCGGCGTAATCTTCAGCTCTCATCGCCACTTCGCGCGTCAGTTTTTCACGCCGCAGTAGCCACAGCCTTGAGCCAATATTCCGGTCGTTGTCCAGATCCCCCCACCAGCCGCGGCGGTCAGTTCCTTCATAATCATCATCAGCGCGCGCCAGTCCGTCAGTAAACAAACTGATAATAATGGCCGTGTGCATATCATTCTCAGATGTCAGTACGCCGTTACCGGTTTGCCAGTCAGCATGAATGGCATCCACATCCCAGAATGAGGAAATATCACTCATACCTGACTCTCTGTTTTTTCACTGGTAACGGTGCTGTCACCGGACTGAACTTCCTTAACGTCATGGTCATGACCATTGTAAGCATCACGTAACGCTTTTAACGTTGTGGCATTCGTCTCGCAGTTATCGATGATGTCACCCGTCACCAGGAGTTTTGGGGTAACCAGCTTTACCTGTTCCGTTGCCGTCGCGGTGATGTTTCTGGCATTGTTGATCTCTACATCTTTGCCTTTCGCATCAATGAAAATTCCCGTCTCAGTCAGATGAATATTCATCCCCTGCTGGTTATAGACCACGGTTTCGCCTGGCTTAAGCCCGGTATGCCGGAAGCTTTGATGGTTAGAGGCAATGACGACAGGACTGGAGCGGTCCCCGCCGAGAAAGGCAATAAGCACATCCGATCCCGCCGGTAACCCCGATGAAAAACCAAAATCAGAAAGCCGTGGGGCGCTGGCCACTTCCAGCGGAGTCTGGTACTGGATTTCCTGGACAACCCCGCTATCTTTCTGCGTGGTAATACGGCCAATGCCCAGCATGCCGGCGATGCGCGTGGCCGATTTCTTTAAATTTTGATTCATTGGTTTAGTCCGGGTATTTGCTGGTAGAAAGCATAAGGCTGGACAGCGAAAGCCTCCGGGGGCATCAGATAAAGGCGCGCATGGGTGCCGTCACTGTCTCTGATATAAGTCACCTCTGCGATAAGCATTTCGGTGTCAGGCAGCTGCAGACTCGGGATGTTGACCGGGATAAGCGTATTCGGCTCCCATAATTTCCCGGATTTATCGCGCCAGGAATCAATCGTCACCGTTAACTGACGGGAACGGCCGTATCGGCGGTTCATCTCCCAGTCAATCGCTCGCTGAGCCTGTTGTGAAGCCATCAGTGTACTTTCAACAATAATGATCCGTTTTCGGTAACGCATACTGGCCGCCTCAGGATCGCGGGCCGTCGCCAGCGTCACCGAATCATAAGCCGTATCTGGCGAGAATCCTGCAATCGGCGAAATGCTCATCGATACACCGACGTAATCAGAAAAGCGGTCAGCCATCGAACGGCGGTAATAAGCCTGTTCGATATTTACCCCTTCTGCGATGCCGCTGGCCGCGCGCTTTGTCCCCACCCGGGTCAGAAATAAGTTACCGTCAGGCTGATCGTAATAAAGCAATGCCGACCAGCGGGAGACACGATCAAGTATTTCCTGTGGCGATTCCCCCCAGTTCAGGGAAAATTGAGGGACTTTAACCAGATCATCAACGTCTGTACTTACGCCAATGTTGTAATGGGATGCGAGGCGGGAGGCTATATCAAGCGCATTACTGTTATTGATGACGTTATTTGGCCATTCAGCAGAGCAATCAACGAGATCTGCGCACTTGCTGCGGCCTGAGGCTCTGACTTCATGGCGCGAACGGGAAATAGCAGGCGACCAGTCATCAACATACCCCGTCACGACCAGGTCGTTACCAAGCTTTACCTGACAAGGCATCCCTTCCTTTACCAGCTGCTTCTGGTCACTTCCCGGAAAATAATCCATCAGTCCCAGGTCAAAATCGGAGGGAAAACGCTCAATGCCACGGGTCACCCGCACAGAGTCCCATCCTTCAATGATTTTTCCGCCCACTGCCAGGGAGACAATATTCTGATCATTATCCGTACTCATTGTCTCAACACCTTCATCGTCGTTGGCATAAATGCCGGATGCGGTACGCTGGCCTCCTGTATCAGTTCATTTGCCCGCGAGGCATCCTGATACAGGCGGTTGGCCAGTACCAGGGCAGGAACCGGCACCGCAGTATTGATTTGCATCAACTCACTCAGCCCGGATGAAGTCTGAGCCATGGTATTCAGAAAAGCGGTTCTCACGCCCATCAATGCCGTATAAAGATCATCATCGCCACGGTCGCCCGCCAGTAGTAACGCGGTATCCAGTTGCCCGGCTACGCGTTGAGTGATTTCTTCAGCCTCATTACGACTGGTCGGGTTGTAATCTGCAGCAGCATCCGTCATGGCTCCGGTACAAAGCACTACGATCAGCGTGTTCATGGTGCCAGCCAGTTGCTGGCTGCTTTCGGAACGCTGGTATTCGGTACTGGTTGAAGCAGCCAGTTTTTCAAATGCGGCTATTTTGTCACTCACGCTGCCGGCGCTGGACAGAATGCGATTAATCACATCGGCAACGCCCTGAACAAATTCCTCGACCGATACAGATTCATTCAGTGCAGCCGTTATATCGAGCACAGCCTGGCGATCCATCACCGCCCGGGCGGCAACCTGTTCAGACAAGGTCTGATGGTCTTCCGAGTCATCGGCATCACGATTGCCGTTTATACCCGAAGAGCTCCCGCCTACGGTCCCCTTGCTGTACCGCCCGTAACGATTATTTCCGAAAGTAGAATCCAGCACGTTACTGACGTTTGTTACCTCACTGATGGTGTTATCCACCATATTGGTCCAGAACGTCACGGTTCCCCTGATGGTCTGAATCCCCTGCGACACACCGCGGATCTCGCTTTTAATTCTCGCGAGGGTACTGGCAACCGTCGTACTAACCAGTTTCAGATAGTTGGTGCCAACGGTATCCCCCGCGGCGGCACTGTCGGTAACGGCAAAGACCTTTAACCCCGACTCAATCACCATCAGGGTAAATTCGAACGAACGGCCGTTGTCGGCGGAGCCGGAAAGCCTTAACCCGTTCTCAGGTATGGAAACGGTCATTTCCCCCAGCGTGGGGTGAATGAGCGTACCGCTCCCCTTCGCTTCACACGCATTAATCAACGCCTGTCGCTGGGAAATGACATCCCCGCCACCGTAGACCAGACTGTTCTGGACGATAAAACCACGGATAATAAATCGCCGCGTCCCTCGCCCCATGTCCTCAATCCAGGCGGTATCACGGTATGGATATTCGTGGACGGCCTGCCGGCGACCATGGCTGCCTTCCTCATTCACCACAGCAAAGGGCACGCCACGGAAGGAGCCAGGCCGTAATTGACCCAGCCAGTCCTCGCTACCGCCTCCCCCCATCAGAGAAGTTATTGCATCCTGGATAATTGCCATCAGGCCTCCTGAATTAAAAAACCGCCTGAGTGGCGGTTTAATCGGGTTAGTAATTCATGGCGGTTGTTATTCTGCCGTTATCCTCGACGTTATAGGTTTTCTTCTCCCCCTTATCATTGACCAGGGTGATTTCCAGCTTCATTTTCTGATCGGCCATCGCCTCTTTGAGAGACCGGGTCAGGTTTTCACTGACAGTGTCTCTCCCATTACCGGAAGCTGTCAGGATTGAGGAACTGTCAAACTTGTCCGGTTGCGGTACGAGGATGTTCTCTCTCTGCTGGCTGAGCACTCGGCTGTCACGAAGACCAGACCAGCGCGGATCACTGATAGCCGTCTGAATTGCCGCCCGTATCTCATCTTCAGAATATGGCTGCGCCCCATTCTCATGCTGAATCATGGCAGCCATGACTGACTTCAGCACCTCAGGGTTATGCAGATCCATCTGCTGCCGGGGCTGAATACCTGTCGCGGCCGATACTGAATTGATATAGGACTGCGTATCATTTTCCGAGCGTGGCGCATAAGTGTGGATCACGCTGTTCAGCGTGTTATTCCCACGATCGCCATATAACATCAGTTGCCGGGCCATTGCCGCCAGCCCGTCGTTGCTGTTGTCATAAGTGACGAAACCACGATTCACCCCGGTCGCATTAGGCGCTATCCGGAGATTGCCCGGGTTATTATTTCTGAGGCCCAGTGCCTGGTTAGATGGCTGGCTGTAATTCACCTCTCCGCGTGGAACTGCTGCACCTGCTGGCAGGATGACAGACAAATCATTGCTGAGTTGTTCAGCTCTGTCACTGGCGCCATATTGCGCGTCGTAGCGTTTCCGGACGGCATCAGTCATAAAGCCGGCATCCACCGCTCCGCGCTCGCGCCGGGAAAGGGTGTTATACAACGCCTTATCACCCTGAATGCGGCGTAGCTTCCCGGCGTCCTTGCTACTAATAAACCCCAGCGCATGCGACAGCCCGGTGAAATCGCCATTGGTGAACAAGTCGGTCACACCTTCGAGACCGTCTTTCACCGAACCATCGGAAAGCAATCCCTTAAACAGAGAGTTTTTCGAACGGTTTTTCAGCCCATCCCATGCTGCGCCCAGCTCATTCATGGTGCCGTTAACCTCGGATAATTGCCGGTTAAGCTCCGGATCAACCGTCAGGCCAAGTTCATCAGATTTAGCCAGCAATGCTTTCATCCGTACGCCTTCACGCATCAGCGCCAGCATTTCCGGCGTCAATCCGAGGGCATCGGAAACCGACTTCTGCTGGTCAGGACGCAGGCTCGGGAAAATGCGCGCTATCGATTCCAGCGTTCTCAGCGTATCAACGGATCCGTCATTGTTTTTCTGGATCTGAACGCCAATCTGCGACAATGCGCCAAGCACCTGGCTGTTGGCACCGCTGGCTGCCTCCTTCAGGCTTTTAGCCATCCCCTCGATGGAAGCGTTGGCACTGTCACCATCAGCCCCCAGTATCCGCATGGCGCCGGACAGTCTGGAAAAATCCTCCACCCGCATACCCGCATTTTTCGCGGCAACATCGAGGTTATAGGCTTCCCTTGAGGCCTCGTGGAATCCGTAGGCAATCTGTTTTAGCCCGTACCCCGCCGCCCCAACGACACCCAGCGAGGCCAGCTTACCGGAGAGCTCACCGACCATCTTCAGCGGCGGCACCATATCCCCGATGTACTGAACGTTATCACGGGCATTTTTGGACAAATTTTCGAAGCGGGAGATAAAGCCGTTCAGGCCATCGAGAGTCTCCTGCCCTCCTAACTGGAGACCCTCTTTGGTTTTATCCAGCTTTGGCTCCAGATCACGGATAGCCTCATTGATGCGTTCAATGGCTTCCGTCGCCTGGTCGCTGGCCACCAGCTCAAAGTCGAAAGAATTACTCATCGGGTTTGGTATTCCTGAGTTTATTGATACGGGAGGCTTGCGATACCCACCACTTCAGACGGGCATAGGTCATGCCCCATGCCCTGTCTTCTGTCCAGCGGAAATAAAATGTGACGTCAGCGGCCGTTTCCTGCCAGGCGGTCAGGGCTTCCAGGTCAAAAAACCGAGCAAAAACTCCTCGCATTTTCGGAAGTCGATAAAATCCATTGGCTGAAGCACACTTTCCCGCGTATCCGTGACCAGCGAGATCAGCAGGCGCATCGCCGCCAGTGAAGTGGACGATGCCTGCTTTTCGTAGAACTGCTCGGCCTGGCTGAGCGTCGGCGCCTTCAGCTCCAGTTGCTCATAGCGCGTTTTTTGCGCCTCATCGACCAGAGGCTTGATGAGGGGAATGACTTTGGTGCGTTCAAGTTCTGCCATCTTAGTTCTCCGTTACGTCCCGGCCTTCCCAGCGAACATCAAACACTGCATCTTCGCTTTCCACTTCCTGAACGTTCACCGTCCATAGCGCGCGACCAATGATAGTCTTGCCATTCGCCAGCTCGGCGATCACGTTGACGTTCGTCTGACCGTTAAACCCCAGTACGTTAGTACCGCCGCTGTCGCGAAGACGGGCAGAAATATACGGGGCAACCGGTTTTTCTTTATAACCATGTACGCCGTCCATGCCGGTCAGCGTGGTCCGATTGACAGTAGCTGACTGGTACTTGAACGATCCTTCCACCATCACAGTCACCCCGTTTACGGTGACATAAGCGGTACCCGCCAGGCGGTTAGTGGTATCTCCTGCCATTTTTTATGCTCCTGTTGACTCAGCCTGCAGGCGGAACTGGTTAAGCAACGCGAAGATGCGCAGCTGGTTCATAAGCGTTCCCGGCCACAGTACGTCAACGCGGTTCGGGTTCGTTTTGTTCTGCTCCACGATAATGTTTCTGGCGAAAGCCTCAGCGTCCTGCGCGTAGCCGTTAAAGACCAGCGTCTGGTATTCCGCGATCTGATCGGCTCTGATGATGTTTGGCGTCACAATCGCCGCCCCCGGCGCAAAACGCGTGCCATCCGCGGCCAGCTTCATGCGACCAAATTTACTGGTCACTGCAGTGCGGAGATATCGCGTGACAAACATCAGGCTGAAGAGTGTTTCCACCTGCAGGTAGCTGTCGTCTTCGTCGCCATAGCTGTTTTTCTGGTAGGTGGTAATCAGGTTTTCAATCATCACCGTCCCGTCATCACCCACGGTGTAAGTGGAGATGCCGCTGTACAGCAGGTTGTTGCGCTCTGTCAGCTCAAAGCGATCCGCCAGGTCCGGTGCCAGCACGCCATAAACAGGCAGACTTTGTAGCGGGCGTCCGGGGTCATTACGCAGGCTGGGTGCGGCTGCTCCTGTCAGTGCCGCCGCCCAGATATAACGCGGTGACGGTGAGCGGTACACGCCAAGCAGTGACTCATGCTGGTTATTACGGGTTTCCCCTTTGGTGCCTAGCTCGGCGTAAGTGCCGTTGGTGGTGGTGAATGCGTGGCCATAAAGCTGTTTATTCCATGCCCAGCGACCGGTTGCATCGTTCAGAAATTCTCTGATGGCGTCCAGTGATGCGGTGTCATCATAAGGGTTGATGACAAAATCAAAGGTCTTATCCTGCAGGTTGCCAAGGGCATCAACAAAATCCGGCGCGCCGGCGCCGCCGGTCATGCCCGTGATGGTGAGTGTCAAGCCCGCGGGCGTCACCTCACCACCCTGAACACCGAGATAATTCAGCCTGATATCAATACCATTGCCCAGCAACCCGGCATTTTTGGCCGTCAGTGTCACGGTATCCGTTGCATCGGCTTTTACAGCAGCTGTCACCGGCAGTTCCGTTTTGCGGGTAATCGCCGCGACCAGCGCAGTGGCAATCTGAGCCGGAGTGTCAGTCGCCAATACGGTCAGTTGTACGCGAACGCCAGCAATATAAAGAGAGATAACGCCGGTTTCTGCCGCCTGTGTGGCAACCTTGATACTGCCAGTTGCCACTGCCATCGAATCCGCATCATCAGCCAGCGGAAGGATCCAGACCTCTGCAGCAGTATCGTTTTTTTGATACGCCGTCATCATGCCATGCAGCATTGATCCTTTTCCGGTGAGCTCACCCACCGCATTGGGAGAGGAGACTTTTACCGGGATTTTTTCCTGTGCAGAGCCTGATGCCAGCATCTGACCAATCAGCAGCGTTCGTTGTGTAGCCGTCGCCGTGTTGGCCATGGAGTTATCAAACTCCACAAAAAAAAGCGGCACACGTAAATTGCCGGGAACTCGCGAAAATGGAACGGTCATTTAATTACGCCCCTTTTTTTTTACGGCGTTTTTAACGCCCTTTTCCGGTACCAGACTGACGTCGCCATCCTTCAGGCGGCGACGCCAGAACGTATTATCAGGTACCTCCGCGCCATCTTTGGGCAAAGGCTCCCCCCTGACAGGGCAGCGAACGCTGAGCCCGTCCTTCGGTTTTATAAACATGATTACTCCTGAAGGTCTATTTTTACGCCCGGCTGCGGCGTACCGTCCGGCATGTCGATGGTGATGTCGATCCCCGCCAGCGGCACCGTATCGACCGGATAAAAGTCTTCCGGTCCCTGATAGTGCTCAATATCAATTTCGATAAGCAGCTGGCCCATATGCGCTTCACCATCCGCATCAACATCAATCGTCGAGCGGACCTCCGCATATTTCTGGATGTTCCGGGTTAACTCGTAGCTGTTAATCACCGCCCTTTCCACCTGCTCCCGGAGCTCTTCCAGCGCAACCTCCGCGCGCATGGCGCCATCATCAGTGGTTTCACTGTCGTACTCCTGAACCCGGCCAGTAATGCGAACGGTGGTCAAAGAGGTAAAGGCCGGGACATTTCGCCCCTGCGCCTTTTTGTGATCAAATGGCGTCTGAACAAGCAACGCTGGGTATACGGCATGCCGTTCCGACTCCGACCAGCGCCAGACAGTATCAACACTCCCCTCATCGCCTTCATGCCATTTTTGGTCGTATTCCATTAATGGAGAATGGCGGGAACCACAACATTCAAACGGTTTGGTCTGATGCCAGCGGATTGTCTGTAATGCCCGCAGACGCTCACCCTCTGACCAGCCAGCACCACAACATTCACAATGGATCATGGCCGCTTTGGTCAGGTGCTTATCACCTTCTTTCGGCCATTGAACATGTTTGAAGAAATCAAGGAACTGTCGGTGCCCGCAATGGGGGCAAACTACAGAGGCCCTCCGCTGATCTGAATCTTCGTAACTGTCAGCAATCCGGCTTTCATCTTCGACCGTCGGCGAACAAGCCCGCACAGACAGCCAGTTAAGGCCAAATGTGGCGGTTCGCTCTTCCGCCAGAGCAATGGGATCGCCCTCACGGGTAATCGGATATTTATCCACCTCATCTGCCAGTAGAACACGGATAGGACGGCGCGCAAGGTTATCTGGACTACCGGCGCCAGCCAGCGCCAGAAATCCGCCCGTGAAGGCTTTATACAGAATGGTTTCTTTCGAACTCTTCTGCTTTGAGTCACCGATGATGTTACGCAGAACTGGCGTCACGCGAACCAACGGGCTGATGCGTTCTTTGGAAAACTGCTCGGCGGCCTCTTCCTTCGGCTGCAGGAGCAAAATCGGGCATGGATCCAGGTGCGCGAAATAACCAAACAGGTTTTCCAGCAGCGCGGTTTTCATTAACTGGGTACAGCACATCACGGTAATAATGTGGACGCCCGATTCCGTCGCGGCGAGCATCGGCCCGCGGGCAATCTCAACCGTTGATGTTTCCCAGTTCCCGGAGGTGCTGCCAGCTTCTTTCGCCAGCTTCCGGTAGTCATCCGCCCATTGCGGGACGCTGATGCGTGGAGGCGGTGTCCATCCCTTACGGACACTCAGTTGAAGGCGTTCAATCTTCTGCTGGGTTAAATTCTGGTTCTCCGAGGACTGAGATATGTTTGTGGACATGTTCAATCAGCACCTCTGTCATCCTGTCCGCCGGCACGCCCAGATCTGCAGCCATTAATGGTGCCACTCTTGACGGCCAGTTAAGCCAGGCGTCACGCTGTTGGCGAAAGGCGTTAAACAGAACCTCCTCGGCGGCTGCCATCTCAATGAGTTGGCCATCTTTTTGCTGAAACTCTAATTTTGTCAGTAACGCCAGGTAGTTTTCCTTTACCCGGCGCGCTTCATCCAGCGATAACTCAGCGCCGTTTTCAAGGAGGAAATCCCGCGCAAGCCCCTCCAGTGATGAGTCACTTTCTTCCGGCTGCTCCCGCACAGGCACCACCCGGTCAGCTTTCTTTTTTTCTGGCGCAGACGTTTTCTGTTTATCGGGTCGGTTAACGCTTTTCCTGTACTTTTCGAGTTGTGCATTTGAAGCGGCAACATCGATATCATCGCCGGACATGATCAGCCATCCCCGGCTTTTCCACATCGTAACGGTCTTGCGGCTAACGCCATGTAACCGTGCAAAATCTGACTGGTTCATTGTTACCTCACCTGCAGTCTGATCTGTTACCTGACACTGTTACCCAACCAGAAGAGTTAACATCAAGGGTAACAACCAGTTGAGAGGAATATTTTTGCAATCAAGAATAAAGCTCAAAACGTAACAAAACGTAACTGTTACCTGTTACCTAAATTTGAAAATTTGTAGCTAGGAAAACACTGCGGCGCGCAATGCCCGTGCCTTACAAAAGTCTCAGGAAGGACCCAAACCCCATAGGGGTATCTCACCCTTTGATTTGCCTGTCTTTTCACCACTTCAGGCTCAGTGGTATGCTGACAGTTCTCACACAGCCCGCAAGGATAAGAAATGGCAAAATTTAGTGTTCGTGTCGAATTGAGAAACTCTCAGGATGCTGATTACGATGAGCTTCACCAAAAAATGGAGGCCCAAGGTTTTTCCCGTGCTGTTGCAATGACGACGAGTGATAGAGTTCTCATGCTACCTAATGCCGAATATAGCTATGAGAGCGAGACAAAAGATAAAGCTGCTGTCGGGGAGTTAGCTGAATCAATTGCAGAAAAGATACGCAAGAATCCAAAAATCATGGTGACTAAATCAGGTGGCCGCTGGTACTCGAATCTTGATAATGCTTAACCCTCATGATCACCCGAATCAAGAGCGTTATTTGCTAACCAAATGCGGGCTTCAGTGCATGCATTTGGTTCTAACTCCTGAAGACGCTTTACATCCTCAAGCAGCAGTGCGATAACATTTTTAAATTCTTTTTCATCCATTTCAGTACCCTCTCACTAATTCATTGAATAGGTCATTTTGCCGTTCGAATCGCTTCTTCTATCGCCCTGCTCAACGCGCCGGGCATCAAGCCGGCTGCCATTGACCGTGAGCGGTTCATGTAGTCAAGCGTAGGCGTAACAGGTAGAGCATCACCAAACCTCACCAGCAGCTTAGGAGCGCGCTGTTTCCGCTTTGGTCGGCGCGTACCATTCGCTGAGCGCCGGGCTCGTTTCTTTTTCGCCTTCTTCGGTTTACGCCGTTGCCAGACAGCATCAACACCATTGACCTCACCTACGAACACATTCGGCTTCGCTTTCAACTGCGACAGCTTGTTGCGCGGCATGTTGCCGTATTTGTTCAGTTTGATGTTCTTTGGATTGAGCAGCGCCTGGCTGTTCAGTTTATGTTCGCCACCAAACTCAAAGGGTTCGAGATATTCAGCGGCGACATCACGCACAAAGACTTTTGCGCGGAGGTTGTTCTTTCTGGCGCCAGCAGAGCCCACAGAGTTAACAGTAAACGGCGTCGGCGATTCCAGCTTTCGCCCCAGCGCCACTTTTTGCGCTGCGGCGATATCCCTTACTACCGATGTCATGGCTTGTGCAGTGGCAAAAGGTATTTGCTTCTGCAGCTGCTTCAGTTGCCGGGATAGATCCTTAAGCGTTGACATGGTTTTCTCCAGCATTATCGAGACCACTCAGATAAATGGCCTCTGTAATGCTTAGCCCTCGACTACCTCTCCTACTGGCAAGTCCACACAACCAAACACAGGCATGCCCGGGGAACGTTCGTCTTCCACAGCCAACAGTTGCGATTCATTATACCAACGTTCAGTGGCACATTTATCAGCGGCCTGATAATGAATGAAGTACTGGTTCTCACCGTTAAGACTCTGCGAGCGTGCTTGTACCTCGCCAAATTCATCACTGATACGCAGATTTACCAACTGACCCAGACAGAATTTAAAATCTTTTGCCACTGGCAAAATCAGGCAGCCATTTTGTTCAATTTTCATTATTACCTCTCTCGGAGAAACAGCACACAGAAGTGCATGAATGACGGTATGTTTACTGGATTAGCCTATATAACATTCGATTATCTGCATTTACTGTTGCATTATCGACCTGCCATTGAGGCATAAAATGAGGAACAAAAATGATCCATACGGTACATTTTTTGACAGATGTTACAGTTGCCTCTGTAACTAATCTGATGGATGTCTGCTTAAAAGCAGTTTCAAACACTAATCAACCAGCAACAGAAATTAAGCTTTATATTTCCAGCAAAGGCGGAGATACAGTTTCAGGGTTCACTGCTTACAATTTTTTAAAGTCACTTGGCGTAAAGGTTACAACCCATAACCTCAGCAATGTCGAATCAATCGCGAATGTGATCTATATGGCTGGAGAAGTGCGAACTGCCAACCCACTTTCTCGCTTCCTTCTTCATCCTCTACATTGGGGTTTCGCTGCTCCTAACGCAGACCACCTACGATTGAGAGAGTGGGCATCATGCCTCGATGACGATCTAAACCGATTTATTCAAATCATGGAGATTGAAACAAAAAATAAAAATCCAACTGAGGTTGCTGATTGGAACGATTTGATCACTTCGGCGACCATTCTTCATCCCGGAAGGGCCGCCGAGTTGGGAATTGTTCATCAGGTCGAGGCTGCAACCATACCCGCGGAATCGATCCGTTGGTGGGTTCTTTAATATCATAATATTCACCATATGCGGGCTTACAGGCCCGCCCTTTTTTTCTCTGCCTGCCAGATATCGGCTTTATCTCGATTGCACTGCCCCAATGCCGATAACAGGCTGACGTTCAAATTAAGACTTTGCCCCCACGTCATACTGTCAGGGATTTCTGGTTGTGGCGTTTCAGCCATCAGGCTGGCTGGAAGAGGTACTATCGGCACTTTGATGTAAACCGTCCGCGTATCGCTGCAACCGTTTAACTGCGCCAACAGGCACAGCCCGATTAGTGCAATCATCATCCGCAATAGCCACTTTGATATCTGACGCGGCTCCCGATGCGTCCAGTGCGATCTGCTCTTTGGCATACTGGTTTGCCTCTGATATTGAGTTGAAGATGGTCATGGTGGTGAGAACGTTTGAGGTGATCGTCTGCGCGCTGTTTACTTGCCCCTCGGCCTCATCAGCCCGCTTTTTTTCTTTCCCGACCTGATGTAGCAGAACGAAGATAACCAACGCTGAAAGGAGCAGTTCGCCCAGTACAAGAATGACAACGCTTGATGTTTTCACTGGTCTATCCCCCAGCACGTCAGCGCGCTTTCCTGGTCCCGGCGGGATACTTGCCCGTAGCAATTGTTGGAACGTATGCGGCAATCCTTCCCGCCGTCTTTAATCCACCAGCGAATCGCTTCGCATGCACCTTTACGGTCGCCGGCATTAATCCGCTGATAGAACGTAGACGGGAAGCACTTACCAGGACCGATGTTGTACGGACAGAATGAGGAAATGCCGACTTTTTGCGGCGGAGTCAGTGGAACGTGAATATTCCGATCAACCCACGCCAGCGCCTTGTTACGTTCCACAGCATTCACTTCGTCGCATTTTGCCTGGGTCAGCTTCATACCCTGCGTAACAGGTTTACCATCAATGCGCGTGACACCGCGGCAAATTGTCCAAACCCCCTGACTGCCATCCCGGTACGCGGTCAGGCTGTTCCCTTCCTTCTCGTTAAGGAACTGATCCATGAGAACCGGAGCTGACGCACCGGCGGCAATTAATCCCAACATAGCCGCGCTGAGTTTCGTTTTCAGGTTGGCCATATTAGTGATCCTGCGGTGGTGTTGTTACATAGCCTCTCGCCAGCGCCTTTTCATAGGCTCTGGTTTGTCGCCATTTAAAGTAAAAATTAACGGAGAAAGTCAGGAGGCCAATAATAAAGCCGCCGACAACTGCGATTAAGTTCCAGTCAAGGTCATGTATCCATCTGGCAATTCCGCCCCAGCAGATGAGGCCGCCCGAAGTGCAATACCCTACTGCAGAGGCAATTTTGTCAGGCATGGTTCTGTTCATCCGACACCTCCTGTTTGAGGTGCTGTGTGTGCTTGAAAGGGTCAGGCCCATCGGGCTGATTTAACAACGAGCCGTATCGATGATGATTCCCGTGAGCCTGAAATGAAAAAGGCTACGCAAAAGCGCAGCCTCAAATGATTTCTTCCTCAGCTTACCGAGGTACCATATTTATGGCGAAAAAAAGCCCGCTAGAGTGGCGGGCGTAAAGTAGGCATTCATGATAAGCAACGGTGCAAACCCCTAATAGTCCGAGCTACCGATTTACCAGGAGAGTGTTCGTTTTTTTTACCGTTACTACCCTTAAAAGGTAGCAGGGGAAACCGATATGGCAACCCCTGTACCAAATAGCTTAGTAGCATGTGTGGTGCCGGGTGCCTCCCGGTAAGTCGTTGGTCAGCCACCATGACTTGCGGTACGAGTGAATCTTGAGGATTCAAATACAATGCTGTTTCCGCCCCTCCGCATAGGGGGATTCACCACGCTTAAAAGTTAACATCATGATAACATTTCTTCAATACCTTACGACGATGTGACAGGGGTACTGATGCAATGCATCTCGCGAATACCCCTGTCGTATCGCCGGAAAGCAAAAACCCCGCGCTGGCGGGGTTCTCGTTATAGTCAAATTGTCGCTTTTTGTCGCTGCCGAGTGGCGCAGCTCTGCCAAGCATGAATGGATTATCTAATTTTTTGGCCCATTTTCAACATTGAGATGAATTTATAGCACTTTTTGCTAATTTCCATGAATTTCACGCCAGACCGAAAGAAATACTTTTGCTCTGAATATTTCCAGGCACCAGCGCATTCGCTTTCTGGCTTCGCTGTCCGTTAACCACGGCGCCACCAGCTGTAGCTCACGGGTAATATCAGAGATTTTTTTACGTGTGGTGTAATAGTTCACTCCCACGAGATAAACCGGATCACCAATCTCAAATGCAGACAGCACACACTTTTCCATAAATGTTACGTCATCCTCATGCATAGCTGAGTCTATCGCGCTGGTGGTAGGCTGAGGCCATAAAATAGCGTGCGCCCGGTTTAATGCCTGCTGCCCCCGGAAACCTTCACTCCTGGCTTGCTCAATCGCCACGGTAAAACGCTCCATTGCTTTATCCGACCATCGCTCTGCCCTTAGGCCGCGCCAGCATGAATGACCTGTCGGTTTGCGAGGTGAAGGACTTCCCCGCATGCCCTCCCCCCAGACTGTAAGTAGTGATTTAATCCATGGCGACTGAATACCGCTCAAAGGGGTGAACCGGCCTAACCAGCTTTTGCGCGGGGCAGCGGCTACGGTTTGTAACCCTGCGTTATACTGTCGGCGTTGACGCGGTGTCATCATTCTCTTCTCCTTACGCCAGAACGCCGAGCGCATAGGCCCGGTCCAGCAATTTAATAATCAATTCCGGCTGGGTGCCATGCTCAAGCTCGAAAGCAACTGGATCGTGATGAAGCGTCCGGTGATGCTTGCGGCAAAGAGGGATCGTAAAAATATCGTGTGCCTTGGTACCAACGCCGCCCTGCCCCCATCCGATAAGGTGATGCGCATCGTCGGCCGACTGACCGCAGCACATACATGGCTGAGTCTTTACCCAGGAAATAAAACCATCAGACACCCAGCGGATCCGCTTACCAGCGAGAAACGGGACAAGGCCCGCCTCAACAATCCCCAATGCATGACCATTCCCGCCCGGGCGCCTTGACGTGCCGGCCGTCACCGTCGGTACCGGTTCGGTGACTGGCTGCCCGGTGGCGCCGGTGCGGAATTTCGTCAGATGTGGCACAGCAACCGCAAAACCGTGGGTTTTCGTAATCGTCTGCAGCGGCTCCGCCAGCGACTGCCCGCGAAAACAATCGTACTGCCCTTTTGTCGTAGTGTGGTTGCACTTGACGATGAACGGCTCTGCACTGTCAATAACAAATCGCTGGATGCCCCGGGCAATGCGTCGGAGCGTATTTTCCGCCAGCGGCTTTTTGCGGCCAAAAATCGACGGCGCCGGGATGGACCAGTCGATGCATTCTGCAGCTGTGCGCCATGGTGCCAGTTTTCCAGCCAGCACCGCCGGAGATTTCGGATCTCCATGAGTGGCTTCCGGCCATACAATCGGCTTCCCATCGCAACGCATCACCATGAAGAACCGTTTACGGATGGTCGGCGCACCATAATCACATGCGCGCAGCTCGCGATACTCAACAACATAGCCCAGGCCTTTTACCAATCGCGCTGCTTCCTCACTGTCCAACGAAATATTCAGAAATTCGCAGCATTCCGCCAGTGCAGGATGATCCGCTGAAATGCCAGTTGTCAGCATGCCAATGAACGCCTCAAAAGTTTCGCCAGCGCGGGCAGGGTCTGGACGCATTTCACCAGCGAGCAGCGGCCCCCACGTTTTAAATTCTTCAACGTTCTCCAGCTTTATCACTCGGGGTTTAACATCCAGCCCCCAGCGCAGAACCACCCAGGCTAGTCCGCGGATCGCTTTTTCGACAGGCTTAGCTCCTTTCGCCTTTGAAAAGTGGCGGCAGTCTGGTGAAAACCACGCCAGCGCTACCGGGCGACCAGCGGTCGCGACCTTTGGCCTGACTTCGTAGACCGATTCGCAATAATGCAGCGTGTCCGGGTGATTAGTGGTATGCATCGCTACCGCGTTCGGGTCGTGGTTTATCGCAATATCAACACTGCGGCCGGTCGCCAGCTCGATGCCCGTCGATGCGCCGCCGCCACCAGCAAAGTTATCAACGATGATTTCACTATTAATCACGCGTATTTCTCCATGGCGCAGGCCAGCGAACGAGCCGCGGCGATAATTGACGGTACCGGCATTTTTTCCAGCCACATGCGGTTGATATGGTGCTGCAGTCGGCGCTGGTGGTGCGCCGGGAGTGTCCCGGCGTTTTCAATCTGAGAGAAGACCATACTAACTTCCGCTGGCCATACTGTTTCCGGTATATCCACCAGCAGCAGGCTTTCCAGTTCCTGCACGCGCTTGCAGGCGTATTCCAGTGAAGGGTCCACTATTTAGCCTCCTGCGGGGCGGCTGCCAGCATGGCGGCGCGGCAGGCGTCATCCTCGCCAAAAATCACCGTCTCCAGCACATCGATAGCCTGTGATGGTGAGTGCGAGTATTTGTCGAAAGTTGGCCCTTTGATGCGTTGCGCAATCTTAAACAGCCGCTTCTCTTGCGCGTGGTACAACTCGCTAAGTTGATGATAACGCTCATCCTGCACTACCGGCGCTGGCTGCGGGGCGGCGTACAGTGGTTGATACAATCCCAACAAGCTCGTCTCTTCGGAAAATGACCAGCCCTGATTGGGATTGCCGTTAATATCAGTGGTGCGATATCGCCAAGCCACCGGCTCGCTGTCCATTGGGGCCAGCGCCATGCGGGCCAGTTCCCTGACCACTTCAGGTGGCGCATATCGGTCGTTCAGGTCATCCCACAAACGAACCATCTTATCGGTGTCGTCTTTGTGAACTTCGTCGTTAGTGCCTGCCAATGCTGAAAGAACATCATCAGCTGCACCAATAACTTTGAGGAGACTCTCTTTAGTCATCTTCATTAATAAATACCTTTAATTACCAGGCAAAAATCATCCAAAAAGGTAAGGTTTTTCCCTTTTTAGCCTATATTCATTACTCAACTCACCTGACTGGAGGGGATATCCCCGACATCGAATTCAAGTGCCCGGTTTGCTCAGGAGCAAAGTTCTACTTCACTACCTACCGAGGTGATGCAAACCAATTTCATGGCGCAGCCTGTTCCATTTGTGGAACTCAACTCGCCGCAATTTCATGTGTTCCGAAACTAAGACGGAAAAGGTGGCTAAAGAAGGTGGTTTGAATGAAGGCCTCGGGTGGGGCCTTTTCAACTCTTCCTTAAGTTTTGATTTGCTGGTCATTGGTTGGCTCCTTCTGCTGCCCGGTTAACTATCACGCCGTCATAAACTTCTTTGAGGTGGCCGCGTAAGTCCATGCGACGGAGCGCGCTAAACATGTAATCGCATTCCGCCTGTTTGTTAGCCTGAAATGGCTTGCTGTCCCGGTTAACCCACTCCCAGTTGCCAGGCCAGCCGTGAACCTTCTTAACCCGACCTTTGACCACGTGAAGCAATCCCCAGCCAGGCTGCAAATCTTCAATATTTACGATACCCGGCTCACTAATCATGAAACGCCAGTCTCCCATGCCCTTCTCGGGTTCAACACGGAAAGGCTTCTTGCGGTCGGCCAACAAGTCAGAACGAGAGCATTTAGCCTCAATCAAACAACTAGCCCCATTGCGAAAGCCAATCGCATCAGCTTGCTCACCGTATGGCGTCCATGCTCGGAACCGGTCATGAAAGGCCACCTTGAAACCTTTGTTTTGCAGAAAGCGGCAGGCTATCTGGCAAAGTTCATCGTGTGTCAGTGCCATCACTCAGCCTCCCACTTGATGCCCGGTGTATTGCAAATCTGGTGAATCGCATTGTCATTGCCAGCGCACCAACCCTCGGCATAATCCCGGCTAAACCCGCTCATATGCATAACTTCGCCAACGGAGCGCTTCGGCAGCTTCACGGTGACGGTGCGGGACTCCAGCTCGGCGATGCGTTCACTCATGTGCAATTTGATAGCAAGGTTCTGTTCTCGCATTGCAACTTCCCTCTCCAGCGCCTCTACCAGCGCGTCGAGGTCTTCCAGCTTTACAAACGTAATGTCGTCACCAAACTCTTTTACGTGGGCTGAGCGGCGCTTGAGGCTGGCTAACAGTCGGGTGATATCAGTCATGCTGCGAACTCCCTACCTTTCGAACGTTGTGCCTGCAGCAGTTGTTCGAACCTCATTCGGATCGGGTTACCGCAGCCAAACGGCATATCGTTAACTCTCCACGTAGGGGAGCCATCTTTAGTGCCCGTCCGGACAATTCGTCCGGTCCCCGCCAGCTGCTTAACCTGTCCGCTGACAGAACTGCCACTACGCCCCATTGCTTTGGCTATTTCGCCGGACGTCATATCCGGGTTGGCCCTGAGGAACTCAAAGGCGGTTATTTCATTGCGATATCTGGATTTGATTTTTTTGGTCATGGTCAAAACTCGTTTACTTGATTAAACCTGCCGCTTTGCGGCGCTTGTACTCTTCCATCAGAATTTGTGCTGGCGTCGGACCCGATGGATGCCTTGGGGCTTCCAGTTGCCGCCGAATCGGCGGGATAGAAAACCCATTAGCCACGTGCTTTGTCCATTTCATGAGTAACTTACCCGCCAGTTTCTTCAACTCCCCCTCAGTCAGACTTCGCTCAACCCCACTCCTACGCATCTCAATGCAAATGTGATACAGCACGTCCTGTTTCCAGGGGTATCTGTCGCTGTCGGAATATCGATAAGACTCATTACGCCAGCGCTTGTATTCATCCATCACCACTTCAGTGGTCAGATTGAAGGGATTGGCCCCACTAGCAGAAACCAGCGACACAAACTCAGCCAGATCCGGTGGCCAGCTATTACCCGAAGCACATCGCTCAATACACTGTTGGCAGACGCGTGTAATCTGCGCTTCATTCATCGCTCCAATCTTGGCCATCCACATATCCGAGGGCTCCGCCCCGTTCTTCTGTGTCCACCTGTTCGAATATATTTCCCCCATGACTGTCCATAGGCGCCATGCAGTTTCCGCCGCCAGCAAGTCCGTTCCTGCGTGCCCAGCGCTCTCGGGCCGCCTGAATTTCCTGGACTGCCCGAGATCTCGTGTTATCTGGTTGAACTCCTGCATTCGCGTTACCCCCGTTAACTGGTTTTTTATGGCGGACTTCCGCCCGGCTGAGATGCCGGGCTAACTTCTGTTCCCATTGCACCTGATGGAATACTTTTCCTTCGGCCTGCCAGTAGGCAATGAAGCTACTTAGCTCTGCGGGAAGATTTAACCCCGGCTTTAGCGGCATACCCCAGAGCGTGGCCTGTCTGGGAAATTCCGCGGATGGTTTCCAGTCATGGTGCATCGCGAACTTCCCGAAAGTCTGACTGGCACCAAAGGCAACCCCGGGCTGATTCGGATAACCCGGCTTAACTGGTTCGACCAGATCGCTATATGTGGGGGTTATATCTTTTGGTTCCTCTGGTAGATTCCGGATCCCGTTTTTGGGATCGTTTGACGGAAAAAACGGGATCGTTTGGTTGTTTTGTGTACAGGAAACGGTCCCGTTTTCGGTACCCTTACCAGATGTAACAACACCGTTTTCGGGTGTGTTTAAACGATCCCGTTTTTGGTAATGTTCCCGTTTTTGGGTGTGTTCAACTTCGGCAATGCTTTCTTCCACACCAAGAAGCCGGTAAACAGGGATTTGTTTAGTCCGCCCACGCCGTTCACCTGTATCTTCAATAAGCCCAATCGAGACCAGATATTGCAGACTCGACTGGACTGTTTTCTTATCCAGTTCAGTTGCTTCAGCCAGCGCAGGAATGGATGGAAAAGCACAGAGGTCAGCCCCGCACATATCGGCCAGCCAGGTCAGAACTGCCTTCGCAGAAGATTTCCCGGTTTTGACTTTTTTGGCCCATCGCATTGCATCAATGCTCATGAAGCCCCCTTATTTTCTGTACGGTACTCATTGTAAAAACTCGATTAAAAAAATTGCGGCGCTACGGCGCTAATGCTCGCCAGTAGTGGTCCCGCCGCATCTGCAGGAAGCATGTTAAAAAGTGCAATTGCTGCCTCTCGTATTTCACGCTCTAGCTTCTGCAGAGGTGCGCCCAGCAACTTGGCCTGGTGCGCTTCACTGCATTCTTTGATTGCATTAGCCACCAGCTCGGTTTCAGTTAAGCCGCGTTTTAGGCCATGTTTGCGCGCGATCTCTAACGGCATTGCATCAGCGATCGCCGCCGAAAGCTGGATGACATAACTGGTGTACTTCTCTGAGCCGCCCTCGTTTTTCAGGTAGCGATACAGATTCTGTTTATTGACGCTGATACCGCGTCCGTTTTGCTTTTCCCACTGTTCGGCCACCAGCTGTGCGACGTGGTCTTGCGCACGTCCAGGTAATGAGGACTCCCATTCCTGAACGGCGGTATAAATGGCCCTGCACTTCATGCGATCGCGGCGCATCGGTAAATACTGATTTTCTGTTTTCAGCTGCACACCCTTCACCGAGGTATGATTTTCAAAAGAGATGGTTTGCATTTTTATTTGCCTCTCGAATTTGAGAGTTCTGGGGGAAATACATCATCAAGCGTGCAACTAACGCCAAGCGTATTCAGGGCGGCAACGATGTGGCGAGAATCGGCTAGACTCGGAACGCGCAAAGATCTCTCATAGTTGGCTAAACGTGGCTGATTCCAACCAGCCGCCTTAGCTAAGGCTTGCTGTGAAATGTTGGCTTTTTTCCGTAAGTGTGAAATTTGGTTCATACAGTTCTCCTGTTGTGTAAAACGATATTCACATGTTGTGAAATCCATGTCAATACAAAACGTGAATCACCAATATTCACTCTTCGTGATAAAGTGAGGATATGAAGACACTTGCTGAAGAAATCGGAGAGCGCATCAAGGCGCTGAGGACCGAGAAAGGAATGAGCCAGGGGCAGCTAGCAAAATTATGCGGCTGGTCTGGAGCGTCACGCGTCGCGAACTATGAGTACGGCAACCGTAATGTTGGCGTTGATGATGCTTTGTCCTTAGCAAAAGCATTAGGTACCACGCCAGTAATGATTTTATTTGGTGAACAAAGCGATCCCGCGAACTGGTTAACAGACAAACAAAAAAGGGTTCTTTCGCTATTCAATCAATTACCCGAAGCAGAACAAGAACGTATGATTGATACCTTTGAGCTTAGACTTAAAGAAATTGATGAGTATGTTGAAAAGTACCTCCGCGGAAGATACAACCCTACCTGACTGAATCCACAAGCTTCGAATAGCCGGCCGCGAGCCGGCTTTTTTGTGCCTGCCCCCAAAAGTTACACAAAATGAGTAATTGAAAGTTCACATTTTGTATTGACTTATCATTCACGTCATGTGAAACTCCAAATCACACAAAGCGGTAAACAGTCATCGAGGCAAGAAGCCCACGTAGTAGCTGCCGGCGGCATACGAAACACCGGATGAGATGACGACCAGAAGAATTCGCAGCAGGTTTTAACGTTCCGCTGGCCAGCGTTACAGGCTTACTAAAGAGATGCTCATAGCTATCTCACAGGCAATTCAATGGGGATTGTTATGCAACAAGAAAAATGGGTAATCGAAATTTCTGGTGGACGTTACATGTTCACTAGAGAGCTAAACGGGGTTGTCGATGAAACGTACTCCCCCGTTAGCAAAGAAAAAGCAGCAGTGTTCGCCTCAGCGATTATTCATGGTTTTCAACCACCACGTGACCTTCGGAGTCTCGATAAACAACCTGGTTGAATTCTACCTGGATTAGATTTTCACCCCGCCGTTTCAGGCGATAGAAATCTAATCCACTGAACGAAATTTTAGTGTCTCGTGGGTAACTACTTAAACGGTCCATGAGTTCGCCGACCGTTATTAGATGCTTATCAGGCATAAAGAAATCCTCAAAGTTGTAGGGACTTAAAGGATACCACCGAGCCTGAAGTGGTTAAAAGACAGGCTTAATCAGGATTTGCAATGCGGTGAATGCGGCTATGCGCACGCGGCACAGTTAAAAAGGTAAACATGGGCGGTTTTCATGTTGCGGGAAAAAGCAGGTCGGCAGCAGTTGTTAACTGGCTGATGTCACCGGGAGGCACCCGGCGCCGCATCGCAAAGCCTGATTAATTGTTAGTCAGCAAGTAGCGTTAGCCGCGATAAGGCTGAGGCTGGAATGAGTAAGAACGGTATTCGCTCTCTGGTCATTTCGTTAATTATCGGCCTTTTGTTCTGGGTCGCAGTATTTATCATACTCAAGGGGTTAATCCATGATCGATTTCAAACGCAAACCAGCGCGCCAGCAGGCCATCCGCCTGAGCTGGTTCGAGACAAGAGTTCGCCAGCTTTGCTACCTGTTAGCCCAGAAAGGAAACCCAGAGGCTAAAGCATGAATACGCTGTTTGCCCTTGTCATCAGCGTATGCGCCCTGACCGGCGAGTGCTCTGATGTCCTGATAGGCGTGTATCCATCTGAGACCAGTTGTAACAGCGATGCTGAGGCCCAGAAGGTAAAAGGCACATGCCAGCCATACAAAAAGGCATTTAAGACGGCTGACGACCAACAGCCTGCAGTAAGTTTCTGATTCGGGTTTTGATAATGGGCACCGGCAGATGCCAGCCTAAAGCCTGGTATACCGGGCTTTGTGATGGTACATCCGCCATCGTAACCAAACAGGAGGCGAGGCCTGTTCTGGTTAAATTGGAAAAGTTGACTTTGCCCGCCCCGCGGCGGGCCCTTTTTCCGGAGGTTTTATGTCAGCTAACGAACTGGCATTGAAATTTAGTACTGCTCCAGCTGAGCAGCTCATCGGCGTTCTGACCGTTCACGAAGTGAAAGAGGCACTTCACGATGAAGTGGAGGAAAAGGTGCAGAGTGAAGTTTGGATGGAACATAACTTTGCTATGGAAGCCGCTGAAGAGGTTACAGATGCCTTTGCTACAGCGATAAAGCTGGCGCTGACGCAACCCGCAAAGGTGGCTAAAGCTACATTACGCAAAGCGCTAAAGGATTACCCGGGTTATGGCTCGGAACCAAAGAGCGGCCCATAAAGCACAAAACCCGCGCAAGGCGGGTTAAGTACCCCGGTTAGCCGACCAAAGCTTCCGGGATTCGAGTTTTGACAATGACCACTACCCAGAGGGAGCTTTCACAGTCCCGGGTATCTTACAGCCTTAAGGAACCCAAACGCAATGAACAACTACGCGTATCTCATTAAAGCAAAGGCAAAGGCCACCGAAGCGAAAAACCTATTCTGCTGGTTCTCTGCAAAATCTGATTCCCGCGCCGAACGCCGGATCCTGGACATTCTGGAAGACGCTGAGATTAATGTTGGCCGCGGCGCCAACCATCAGCTGCCTATCCGCACCAACTGGCTCATCGTTGATGACCTACCGGAAGAAGGTGTGCTGGATGACACCTGGTGTGATCGCTACGAACTGGCAGAAGACGGGCTGACATGGCAAAAAATCGTTGCGCCGGCGGCCGCTGAACCTCAGGCGGACAACGAACCGGAAAACAACACTTCTACTGATAGCGATGAAGAGGACTATTCGGCCAATGAAGATGCCCTTTTCAACCTGGCCGAAATGTCCTTCCGCACGCAGCTGCTTGCCCAGTACATGGCTGACGATCGCCACGTGTATCACATTAGCATTCCACATCGTGACCGCCTTTCCTTAATGGAAATGGATACAGAGAATCACGCTGTACAGAATCTGATCCTGGCTGCAGAAAATGTTCCGGAAATTAAGAAATACGATATGCCTGGACTGTGGAAATTCACCAGTGCATTCAAAACCGTTTTCCCTGAAGGAAAGCGCTATGAGCTTGGTAAACAGGTTCAGTTTGCTAAATTATGGTTTGAGACGGCGCATATTGACCGCGGGATCCTAACTAAAGAATGGGCTGCAGGTAATAGTATTTCAGCCGTTAATCGCACTCCCTCCGGCGCGAATGCCGGCGGCGGTAATGTAACAGACCGGAAAACACCGCTGACCAGAACGGGGCTGGCCTACGAAATCGCAGCTGGCCTGCTCGCCCGTGTTAACGAGTTCGATATCTATAACCCACCATTCAAAACCGAATGCGCCATCAACGCCATAATGAACGATTGTGACAACCTGGAGTTCACGGCGACCGTGAAGTTATTCGAGGAAATGCCGGGCGGCATGGATTATTCCCGCGCCTGCAATATTGCGACGGTTAAAACAACACCAGAAGGTTTGTGGAAAGACCCGGTGAAGCATCGCGAATATCTGAACCGTGTCATGACTGAAGCAGACCACGCGCACCCGGACGAACTCATTGTTGATATCGCCTGCGGCCGTTCCTCGATGCCTATGCCAATGCGTAAAGTTGAAGAACCTGACAATAGTGATGCAGATAAGATGACCGGCGCAAATTATCAGGCCGATGATACGCCGGCGCGCGAACGTGAAATCAGGCCTCAGGTAGAACTGGCTATTTCCGGTAAAACTGCAGTAATGGATCTGTCAGAAGCAAATGAACTGCTTAACCTTTTAGAGACCGAACGGGATAATTTTATCAAAGCCCTATCGTTCGACCTTTATTTTATGGAGGTAGGTGGACTCTCCATTTCCGATGACGAAATTCATCACCTCACATTACAGGCACTGCATAAGTGGATTAAGGTTCCGGCCAGACGTGTGCGAATGCTTGAAGAAGCACTGGCGAACATCCGCACATCAAACGCAATGCCTGAAAACCCGGAGCAAGATGATCTGCAGGACAAAACAAATCAGATATTAGCCGCTAACCGTGGCGAATATATCGAAGGCATCAGCGATCCTAACGACGGCAAATGGGTTACAGAAGATCTAACCAAAACTAATTCTAACGCAGAGGCCACCAGCGATGTGCAGATGGAAGAGAATTTCGGTAATGAAACCGAAGTTAATAATGAAATTTCTGAAAGCGAAACAGCAGTTGAGAAAGGTACAGGTAATGCTGACATTGGTAGCGAAACAACTACCGTAAATATTGAATCCGGTCATCATAATGATGTTGAAGAATTACCAGCAGATAATGTTCACGTCATGGTTGACCTTGAAACCATGGGGAATAAACAAGATGCCCCCATCGTCGCTATCGGCGCAGTCGTGTTTGATCCTGCAACAGGCTCAATCGGAGAAAGTTTCTACAAAGTCGTAAGCCTGGAATCCTCAGTGAATTGGGGCGCCAAAATGGATCCATCTACCGTCATCTGGTGGCTTAAGCAATCCTCTGAAGCGCGTTCGGCAATCGTGAATGATGACGCCATCCCGCTGCTTGATGCCTTGCTCCAGTTCGGTGAATTCATTTTTGAAAATATCCCTGGAGGTCGTAAAAAAGCTCAGGTCTGGGGAAATGGCGCATCTTTCGATAATTGTATTCTGCGTTCTTCATTTGATTACATCTCTGAAGAATACCCATGGGAATACTGGAATGATCGCGATGTTCGAACAATTGTAGAGCTCGGTAAAGCAATTGGAATCGACCCGAAGAAAACCATCCCGTTTGAGGGAGAACGGCACAACGCCCTTGCGGATGCCATCCACCAGTCCCGGTATGTTTCTGCAATCTGGCAGCGTCTCATTGAGGGTAATAGAGTGCTGCAAAAACTGACTCAAAACTGATTTTTTATTTTCAGAAAATAACCAGCCGGCCAGTTAATATTTTCTGGCCGGTCATCAGAGGGATGACCAATGCATGAATTAACGCTGTCACCTCAAGAAATTGCAGAAATTACAGGATACAGGCGCTATACCCACCAGCAACGGCAGTTGCGGTGTCATGGGATACCGTTCACAACTGATGGAAGGAATCGCCCAATTGTTTTGCGAAGAAATATGTATCCAGGAATAACTGAATTACCGAAGGTTGACGAATATGTTGCAACTGAGCCGAACTACGACGCTATCAATGGGCAGACCAAGAAAAAATCCAAAAGATAACCAGTTACCAAAGCGTGTGACAAAAAATAAATATAGTTATGTCTGGAAACCGAAAGGAACAAAACGCTCTATTACTCTGGCTCCTATTGTAGGAACCAGCATGTCTAAATTGTGGGCGCGGTATGAAGAAGAAAAAGCAAAACAGCACGATATTATGACGTTTACCAAATTATGGCATCTGTTCACGGCCAGTCCGGCATTTTGCGCTTTGTCGCCTCGGACCCAGACAGACTATCGCCAATACGAAAAAAATCTTCTTCCCGTGTTCGGGAATATGCGTGCCGATGATATCAAGATTGAAATGGTGCGGATCTATATGGACAAGCGTGGCGAACGCAGCGTAAACCAGGCAAATCAGGAGTTGGGTGGTATGTCCCGTGTTTATGGCTGGGGATTTGAAAGGGGGTATGTGAAAGGTAATCCCTGCAAGGGTGTCCGAAAATTTACCCTCAAACCACGGGAGGTGTATGTTACTGATGAAGAGTACCTGGCGATTTATGAGGAGGCGTCGCCGGCGCTGAAGGTTGGGATGGAAATTGCTTATCTGTGCGCTACCCGTCTTGGCGATATATTGTCATTGACGTGGGATCAGGCCAGAAAGGATGGCTTATTCATCCAGCAGGGAAAAACAGGGAAGAAACAGTTGAAGGCATGGACAGACCGCCTTCTGCATGCGCGTAATTTGGCTGCAACTCTGGGAGGAACCGAGTATGTGGTTTGCAGCAGCAAGGGGGAGAAATACTCAAAAAGTGGATTTAGTGATTTGTGGGAGAAAGCGCGCGCAGCTGCTTCAGAAAAGTTAGGACGCAAACTCAAAGTGACCTTTCACGATTTGAAGGCAAAAGGCATTTCAGACTACGAAGGTTCGAGCAGAGATAAGCAACTTTTCTCCGGCCATAAGACAGAGAGTCAGGTGCTGGTATACGACCGCAAATTGACCGTTTCGCCAACACTGGATCTGCCGATTATCGAGGATTCGGAACATGATGATTGATAAAAATATACCAACGGGATATACCAACACTATACCAAGTGTGATGGATGTCGTTGAAGGGAATTGGCGTAAGTGATTGAATAGTGGCGGAGAGAGGGGGATTTGAACCCCCGGTAGAGTTGCCCCTACTCCGGTTTTCGAGACCGGTCCGTTCAGCCGCTCCGGCATCTCTCCGCTGTTGAGGTTGCTATAATGCCAGGTTCTTTGGCATTTTAATAGCTCCAGTCCCTTAAATTGAGTTCAAGTGACGACTTTGCGAGCGATATG